TTTCCTGTTAGATTCAGGAAACTGGGAAGAGTATGATGGGCTACTATTTCTTGATACTATGATTCTTGATGATAAGAATCAGTCAGGAAAGACGTTAGGGGCTCGTAGAATGCAGACTCCTCATAGAAACTTACAAGCACTAAAATACATGATTACAAACCCAAATGGGTTGTTAAAACAGAAAACAAAGTATTTTATAGATAACAGTGGTAAACCTTTTATTTACGAAAAGACTACTATGGTATCTTTAAAATATTTACAAATTAGTAAAGTAGAATTAAAAGACTCTGCTACACTAATTAGAGTAAGAGGCCATAACAGTCCTTTTACCGTGCCACGCCCTCCTGAGGTAGGATATACTTGGGCAGGGATTCTGCATCTTCAAGGCTTGCCTTGGATGCTATATGAGTATTCACAGAAGAAACTCAAAGACACTAAAAGAAAAGTATAAATATGGCTAAAAGACGAAAAACGCTCGCCGGAGCTAGTTTAGAACTACGAGAGATAGAACCTTTAACTAGAAATCAGTTGGTTGCATTCGAATCAAACAAAAATCTAGTACTACACGGTCTAGCAGGTACAGGTAAAACCTTCATATCTTGTTATCTAGCATATGATGATATGTCAAAAGGATCTTACCAAAACTTAGTAATTATACGAAGTGCAGTACCTACTCGTGATATTGGTTTCCTACCAGGAACCGAAAAAGAAAAAGGCTCAGTGTATGAAGAACCTTATAAAGATATAGCTACTGACTTATTTAGTAGGGGCGACGCTTATGAGATACTAAAGCAGAAGGGGTTGGTTCATTTTATGACAACATCTTTTATTAGAGGTATCACACTAAGAGACGCAGTTATTATTATAGACGAGTGCCAAAACATGAGTTTTCATGAGCTTGATTCTATCATCACTCGTATGGGTGAGAATTGTAGAGTTATATTTTGCGGAGACTTTAGACAAGCAGACCTAAAACAGAACGGACTAGAGGATTTTATTCGTGTACTTAAAAGCATGGAAGCCTTTGCTTTTGTAGACTTCCAAGTAGAAGACATAGTAAGATCCGACTTCGTTAAACAATATATTATTGCAAAGAATGAACTAAACTTATGAAAGCAGTTATAAGCCACAGAATATATATGGATTGCAGTGCCGAGTTGCAGGATAAGATCGATAGAGAGCTTACCTATTCAATTCCTACGCACAACCCTCTTGATCCTCCTCAGATTATTAAGAATATGGGGATCATTCGAAACGGGTTAGTATCACTACCTATAGGGCGACAGGATTTAATCCCAGAACACTATGAGATAGTCGATAAGCGTATTCATATACCTGTGGACTTTCCTGAATTTAAGTTCGAGCTTCGGGCTAGTCAGAAGAAAGTTTTTGACGAAATCGAAGACAACGCTATAATTAACGCTTGGGTCAGTTGGGGAAAGACTTTTACGGGTCTTGCAATAGCAGGCAAGTTAGGTCAGAAAACACTTGTTGTTACCCATACTGTCGCATTGCGTAATCAGTGGGCAAAGGAAGTAGAGAAAGTCTATGGATTTGAACCTGGCATCATAGGCAGTGGAAGATTTGAACTTGATGCTCCTATCGTGATAGGGAATACTCAGACTCTTTACCGAAACGTAGACAAGATTCGTAGAGAGTTTGGCACAATCATACTAGACGAGATGCACCATGTTAGTAGTCCCACCTTTAGCAAAATATTAGATACAAACTACTGTAGATATAAGATAGGTTTATCGGGAACTATAGAAAGAAAGGACGGCAAACACGTTGTGTTCAGAGATTACTTTGGTAATACTCTTTTTAAGCCACCAAAAGAAAACTATATGACCCCTACAGTACATCTTGTAGCATCTGAGATTCGATTTATGGATGGTGCAAAAACCCCTTGGGCTAACAGAGTAACTAAGTTAGCTAATGATGAAGAGTATAGACATACTGTAGCAATGCTTGCTGCGGCCTACGCCGCAAAAGGGCATAAAGTTCTAGTAGTAAGTGACAGAGTTAGCTTTTTAAAAGCATGTTCTATACTAACAGGGGATAAGTCAGTATGTGTTACTGGAGAAGTACCACATGAAGAAAGAGAAAAACTTGTAGACGAAATTCTGTACGGAGATAAGAATGTTCTTTACGGAACGCAGGCAATTTTCTCAGAGGGTATATCGGTTGATACACTTAGTTGTTTAATACTAGCTACCCCCATAAACAATGAACCACTATTGACACAGCTTGTAGGTCGAGTGATTCGGAAGAAAGAAGGTAAAATCAGTCCTGTTGTTATAGATATACACCTGAAAGGAAATACGGCTAGAAAACAAGCCTCAAATCGTGTCGGGTTCTATATGAAGCAAGGTTGGGACATGAAGTACCTTTAAAAAAATAATTCTTGACAACTTGGTTAAAAGGATGTATAATAGTGCTCTTATTTGATTGGAAGAAGGTTTTTGATACGGCAGAGGGGAATATTCCTGCTTGTAATACGATCATGGAAATGTTAATAAACCAACAAATCCCTCGTAACAAGTTTGACCGTATTTATAAATATTCTAATAAAAATTTTACAGGTTCTAGTTTTCTTCTTCACGGAGATTTCTTACTGTACCATTCCTATAAGTATACACAAAAAGAACTATGCATATATTACGCACTGGCTTCCTTGAGAAGCTATGCAGATTATATTGCATATAACAAAACTACGCTAGACCCACTACATTGTCCTGTGGGCTTAGATGAAATTAACGATAATAGGCTACTCATAGTACTACCGGACGAAATAACGTTCATCTATGAAGAAGTCACACTGGAGACTGTACACTAATGGCACTATCATTTAATAAGCAAACGGGCGGAGCCCAAAAATCATCCATCAATACCTTTCAATACAAGGACGGCGATAACAAGATGCGCGTAGTTGGCGACATTCTTGCACGTTATGTCTATTGGATTGAAGGAGAGAATGGAAAAAACATTCCTTTAGAGTGTCTATCTTTCGATAGAAATTCTGAGAGATTTAACAACAAAGAGCAGGACTGGGTACGTGAGTACTATCCTGACCTTAAATGTGGCTGGAGCTACGCTTGTCAAGTTATTGACCCAAGCGATGGCGTAGTCAAAGTAGCAAACCTAAAGAAGAAGTTATGGGAGCAAATTATTACTGCTGCTGAAGACTTGGGCGATCCTACTGATACTGCAACTGGCTGGGACATTTGTTTCAAGCGAGTAAAGACGGGCCCATTGCCTTACAATGTAGAGTATCAACTCCAAGCATTGAAGTGCAAGCCTCGTGCTCTTACAGAGACCGAAGTAGCATCTATCGTAGACCTCAAGTCTATGGATGATGTTATGAGCCGTCCTACTCCTGACGCACAAAAAGAATTGTTAGACCGTCTCCGTAATCACGGTGCAGAGACTGATGACGAAGCATTAGATGCGGAGTTTAATGTAAAATGATTCTTTTTACGGCAGACTGGCACATCAAGCTGGGACAGAAAAACGTTCCAGTAAAGTGGGCGACAAACCGTTATCAAATGTTTTTTCAACAAGTTTACGAACTAGAGAAAGAATGTGATATGCACATAATCGGTGGCGATCTCTTTGATCGTCTACCGAATATGGAAGAGTTGGAGCTTTACTTCTCGTTTATTCGAGGAGTAAAGATTCCTACTATTATCTATGATGGAAACCATGAAGCAACTAAAAAGAATAAAACATTCTTTACGCAGTTGAAGCAAGTTTCTAGAGATATTAATCCTTTTATCAACGTAGTAGATATATCTTACGTTGATAATGATCTTGGATACGGCATATTGCCTTATGCGGATCTGCACAGAAAGGGTAGTGTCGAGCATTTTGATAAGACTAAGCCTTTATTTACTCATGTCAGGGGAGAGATACCACCGCACGTAAAACCAGAAATCAATCTAGAGTTGCTAGAAGATTTCCCAGTTGTGTTTGCAGGGGACTTGCACTCTCATAGCAATACACAAAGAAATATAGTATATCCAGGTAGTCCTATGACTACCTCTTTTCATAGAAACAAAGTAAAAACAGGTTATTTACTTATTAATGATAGAGACTGGAGCTGGCTATGGGAAGAGTTTCAACTTCCGCAGTTAATTCGTAAGACAGTTACAAGTAGTGAAGAAATGGTTGCTACTGAGTTTGATCATACAATCTATGAAGTAGAAGGAGATATACAGGATCTAGCAGGAGTCAAAAACTCAGAGTTGTTAGATAAAAAAGTAGTAAAAAGAAAGTCTGAAGCCTCCTTAATTATGGACAAAGACATGACAGTACAAGAAGAACTAGTAGAGTATCTAACGTACATACTAGAAATTAACCCTGATAAGATACCAGACATCATAGGAACATACAATGATTACACTACAAACATTGAAATGGGATAACTGCTTTAGTTACGGTTCTGGTAATGAGTTACAATTAAACGATAATACGGTTACACAAATACTTGGTACTAATGGTATGGGGAAGTCCTCCATACCGTTAATCATTGAGGAAGCATTGTATAATAAAAACTCAAAGGGCATTAAAAAAGCAGACATTCCTAACCGCTATGTAAATAATGGTTATAATATTTACCT